ATCACTTGCCTTGTGGTTGTATCTTTTTCACAGAGCCACATCTTTCATGCCTTAAGTTAGCATTGTCCTTGCAACGCACCAGTATCTGAACGCACACTGCCCGCACGGCAGGCGTCCTCAAGATGGGTCGAGCAGCCCCGACCAAACCATGTTGCTATGTTAAGCCTTGTTTTTGATATGTCTTTCTAGAAGTGCCTTGCGCAATTTGTCTGAACCGCCTACTCTAACATTGATTATGCCATTGTAATATTCGTCTGATTCCAAAACCCTACGATCAAACTGCTCTCTTGCTTCAAGATAGGACATTTCTCCCCTACCGTGGCACATGTAAAGTATTTCTCTCGTAAAGTTTTCTGGGCCTAGTGCTTCCACATCAGCCTGTAGCCTATCGGATGAACCCCAATAGTCCTGCCAGTCCGATTCCTTGTGTCCGCGGCGCTTGTTTTTCTTGCCTTTGAGTGGTGGTTTGGTAGTTTTGAATTTGGCTAATTTCTTGCCTATGTATTTCTTGTTGTTGGTAGTATTGGTAATGAGATAAACGAAGCCTTCATATTCTTCTGGAATACTTTCAATAATGTTGCCTTCAAATGTCCAACTCGGATTCGTCATCAGTCTTACTTACTTTCGACGGACGTCCAACCATGCCTTTTCTGGCTTCCTTTCTTTCCTGCCTCTTATTTTGAATTTCTAGCCTTCTTACACTTGCAAACTTACGTATCTCCGATAGCCAAAAGCGACTCTTAATTCCGGCTTCGTCCGAATTATGATATTCAAATCTATCCTGCCACTTAAAGTAGTTTTGGAATGCTTCAATCATTTTGTCGTGGCTGTCAGTGCTCATAACCAATTTGGTCCAGTAACGAAATACGTTAGAGTAACTCTTTCTCCTTCTATGACAGGATTTACCTTGTGAGGAATGAAACTAGGGAATATTATGATTGAACCTTGTTTTTCAAAGCCTTTCGGAGTAAGAGGTCCATTTATAAAAAATTCTAATTCTCCACCTCCGTATGATTCTGGACTTAGATTCATTATGGTGGTTAGTTTTATATCATACATCTCACCACCAACTGCATCAGTATGCCAATCATACTCTGCCTTGACATCGGATTTATAGGTTGCTAAATTTACAAAATCAAAATCGCTTGCTGAGAATAGGTTGAAACCAAAAAAATTCTTGTTTATGTCATGCACAATGTTTCGTGCTTTATTCATTTGTTTAATAACAGCCCCATAATCACAAAGTTTTACTTCAGAAGTTTTGGTTACATTTTGTGCGCCAACGGGTTTGGCCTGCGGATTTGCATTTTCTACCACTGCATCATATAGATCTTGGCATTCACTAGCAGTGTATGCTTGTTCTATACAATAATAGTGTGATTTCACTGTACAATCTCCACATCATTAGAATAAGAAGTAAATCCATTTTCCTTGATAACTTTTAATACGTGATTAACACGCCCTGCCAAATCGTCTCTGTGCGAAATTAGGAACACGTTCTTGTTTCTTTCACGTGTCATCTTCTTGAGAACCGCAATGGAACTCTCAACACCAGCACTGTCCATGCCACTATCAACAAGTTCATCAATGAATAACAAATTAATGCCGTGATATAAACTTTCCCATACATCACGGAATGCCCAACTCAGACTTAAAATGAGTCTATTTCGTTCGCCTCTACTGAGGTTATCGAAGTCTAAGTCCTGTCCCAGTTGTGTAATTGTGACTGTTAAATCGTTCTGAAACTCAACGATGTGCGGTAATCCTACCTTAGCAAGATAGTATGTTAAGCGTTGATTTAGATATGCTAGATTCTGTTCAATGATCTTCTTACGCACAAATGAATCCTTGTTTGTAAGCAGTTTGTATAGGAAGTCCTGATGATCCTTGACCTTTGAAAGTTCGTTCAGAGTATCAAAACTAACTTCCTGTAGTGCAGTTTCCTTCAAGTCTTCAATCTGTTCCGCATAAGGATTTGTTTCCTCGCCCTTCTTGGCAAGTTCTTTTTGCAAACTCTCGACTGTATTCCTGTGGTTGTATGCTTCTTCCACACTGTCATACTGCGTCACGGGGCAGTTTTCAAGTTCTCCAATGTCTTTTACAACTTTTGCGTGTTCCTCGTGCTGCGCCTCGTTGGTAAGGATCTGCTGTGCAGCCTCCTGCAACATTTCTTCCTTCTGCTTCTTAATTTCTTCCTGCTTGTTATCGTGGATTTCCTGACCACAGGCATAACACTCATGCTTGTCAATGGATTCCAATTCTTTTTTCAGTTTGGCAATTATTTTTTCCTGCTTTTCGTTATCGGCAGTTATGCTCGCCATCCAACGCTGTGCTTCTTCCAACTTTCTTTTCTTGTCATTAAAAGTTTCCCAACACTTGTGTGCTTCAATTTCTGCTTCGATGTCAATCTTTTCTAGGACAGCAATGCTCTGTTCTAGTTCCTTTATACCCTGCTGTTTATTATCTTCCCACATTCGCTGTTTGCGCTCAAGGCTTTCTATGTTCTGCTGAATTCTTTCATTAGATGCCTTGACAGTTTCTATCCTTGTATTCTCAGTTGTAATTGCATCTCTATTGAGTCGCATTTTTTCTTTCAATGCTTCTGCTTTTTCTGAAAGCAAGGTAATTCCTAATAACTGTTCAATGATCATTCTCTGATCATTTGGCTTGGAAGCAAGGAATGGTTCTGTGTATGTGTTCAGTGCAAGGATGTGCTTGAACATGTCATGGCTCATGCCAAACAGTGTTTCAATTTCTTTCTGCGTTTCTCGGCTATCGCCCTGTGCTTCATCCTGATCAGTTGGTTCCTGTTCAGTGCCATTCACCGTAAATTTAAGAATGTTAGGCTTTCTGCCTCTGTGGATGGAATAATCAATGCCATCCTTTTCAAAATCTATAGTGACCAACATGCCCTTGCCGTTGATCTTGTTGATGAGGTTGTCTCTCTTGATGTTTGTTAGGGCATTACCATAAATTGCGTAACTGAGTGCATTGACGATAGTGGTCTTACCAGTGCCGTTTCTGGAACCACTATCGTCACCACCCAAGTCAAGGTTTTCTCCCAACACAAGTGTTAGTTCTCCCTTGTCAAAGTCAATGGCCTGGGTCTGATTGCCCACGCTCATAAAATTCTTAACCGTAATATTTTTAATTTTTATCATAGGTCTGAATAAATCTCCGTAAGCATACGCTTGTCGTATGTCTCGCTGTCTAACTGTTCAATTTGATTCAACACGATTGTATCAACGCTTTCAAATGAAACATCAATGGGATCAATGTTTGAATCCACTTCTACCTTTTCCGGAATCAGCATCAATTCACGCAATTTAAACTGCGGAATGAACTGTTCCTTGATGAAGTTTGCTTCCTCAAATGTAATCTGCACGTCAATCGTTACTCGGGCATGCATCTTTTCTCTAAGATGATCCTCGGGTTTTTCCAGCAGTTGGCTCAGTTTAAACGTTCTATACACTGGTTGATCGGGCCAAGTCTTGTATTCAGGCTTGCCACCCCACTCCAGGAACATCATTCCCCTGTCATCATCACCAGCATCCGCGTAGTTGTGCGGAAACGCATTACCAATGTAGGTAACGTTTCCTTTTGTTTGCCTTTGATGGAAGTGTCCTGAGAACACATATTCTTGATTTACAAAATGATTGGCCTGTAGTTCTCCGTGGTCCGGCATTTCTACCATGGCATTCATCTTGAAGTATGGCAGTTCAAAGTGTCCAAACACGTATCTTGATTTAATGTCCTTAACTTTTTTCCACTCTTCACCTACCAACCAAGGCAACAGTGTAACATCACCTTCTGTTAGTTGTTCAGTAATAGGAACGATATTAGGAAACAGTCTCATGAACTCAATACTGTTAATCTCACGCTTATCCTTGTAGAACAAATCTTGTTTACCAACCATGAAGTAGTTTTTCTCAAACGTATCTTTTAGTCTTTCTAAATTAGAAACTGTGTAGTTCATCGTGCTGACATCTGTGGTCGCACGGTTATGGTGCCAGTCCCCTAAGA